TATCAGATCCATGAAAACTTTCTTTTTCTTGAAAATAAGATTTTCAGGGACATGGATCAGATCAAACAGCTGCGGATCTACCCGCCGGAGAAAGGGATCTGTAACCTGATCGTTGTTTATGAGGTTCCTGATCCGGAAGAACTTCCACAGAATGGACATGAGCTGGCGATTGATCTGGGGCTTCATAACCTTATGACGTGTTATGATTCCGGAAATGGGAAGACATTTATCCTGGGCAGAAAATACCTTGAAATAGAAAGATATTTCCAGAAAGAGATCGCAAGGGTGCAGGCCCAGTGGTATGGGCAACAGTCCAAAAAGGGAGTAAAGCATCCGGTAACATCAAAACATATCAGGAAGTTATATAAGAGAAAACAAAACTCTGTAACAGACTATCTGCATAAGGTGACAAGATATCTTGCAGAATATTGCCGGGAACAGGGAGTCACCTGTGTCGTTGCAGGGGATATCCGGAATATCCGGAAAGAAAAAGACCTGGGACGCAGAACAAACCAGAAGTTCCACAGTCTGCCTTATAACAGGATCTATCTCATGCTGGAATATAAGCTGAAGCTGTATGGGATCCGCTTTGTAAGGCAGGAAGAAAGTTATACCAGTCAGTGTAGTCCGCTGTCACCGGAGGTGGGAAGAAAATATGCAGAGCCGTGCAAGCGAAAACAGAGGGGGCTATACAGAGATGGAAGCCAGAATTATAATGCGGATGCTGTCGGTGCATATAATATCCTGAGAAAATATCTCTCCGTATCCGGAGTAAAAAAAGAACTGTCCGTGACCGGACTGAAAACACCGGAAATCATAAAAGTAGCTGTATAGCTCGAAAGAGTAAACAGTAGTGGTGTCATGGACGCACCCTGAAAAAGGCGGTATCCCGCCTCTATTCAGATGCTCTGGTAACTCAGTTACCGAGTAGTTCACTGTCGGAATACAAAAAGATCTGTATGAAATGCAAAAATCATAAAGAATAGGTACCACCAGTCGAGAGGCCAGTGGTATTTTTAAGCCCATTTTTAAGAGAAAGAAGGTGAGACGATACTGATTGAGAAGATTTACACCTGGATCCGGCAGAGATGCTGCCGGCATAAATTCCGGAAACATTATATCCACACGGAACAGAAGTATGTGTATCAGTGTGCGAAATGCGGAAAGGAACGGTGATCCGGATCATCTCCCTTTGGGACGCGGGGTGAAGCGTCTTATTTTTGTGTCTTTTTCCACCAGACGTTAAAGAAGTGGGAGGAAACCTCAAACTGAATGGCCCGGGCGCAGATGCGTATAGGCTGGGCAGAAAGGACAAGTAACATGAAAAAGAAATTTATGATCCCAATGAAACTCCAGATTTTTGCAGATGGAGCAGACAATCCTGGAGGAACAGATCCCAAGCCGGTATCTTTTGATGACTTCCTGAAAGGTGACGGAAACCAGGCAGAGTTTGACCGCCGTGTACAGAAGGCAGTCAATACGGCCGTCACGAAAGCACAGCAGAAATGGCAGGCTCTGGCAGATGAAAATCTCTCTGAGGCTGAGAAACTGGCACAGATGACGAAAGAGGAAAAGACTCAGTATTTCCAGCAGAAAAAAGAAAAGGAATTGACTGACCGTGAGGCAGCAATTACCCGTAAAGAACTGATGGCTGAAGCAAAAAACACCCTGGCAGAAAAGAAACTGCCGGTTGGACTGGCTGAGGTGCTGAATTATGCAGATGCTGACTCTTGCAATAAATCCATTACAGCTGTAGAAAAAGTGTTTCAGCAGGCTGTAGAAGCGGCTGTAAATGAGCGTCTGAAAGGCGGAAAGCCCCCGAAGAAAGCACCGGAGAATGAAGTCACCCGGGAGGAATACAACAAAATGGGATATGTGGATCGTCTGAAACTGAAAACCGAGCATCCGGAACTGTACAGACAGCTTTCCGGACTGAAATAACAAAAAAAGGAGTGACATAAAATGGCAGGAACAATTTTTGGAATCCCGTTCGATGATGAACTTTTTATGCAGATGTGGAACGAAGCACCGGATCCGTATCTGACCGCTATGATTGAATCCGGTGCAGTAGTAGAAGATCCGGTGATCGCCGGAAGAATTACCCATGATGGCAATTTCTACACAATCCCCTTCTATAACACCCTGGACGGTGACGATCAGAACTATGATGGTCGGACCGATATCACCGTATCTGAGGTCGGCGGCGGCTCTCAGAGCGGTATCGTATACGGCAGAGCGAAAGGCTTCTTTGCACGTAACTTTACCTCTGAGCTTTCCGGCGCTGACCCGATGGGGCATATCGTTGCCACTGTCGCAAAATACTGGCAAAAGAAACGCCAGAAACGTCTGATCGGCATTACAGATGCAGTGTTTGGTATCACTGGAGTTTCCGGTAATGCCAAGACCTGGAATGAGAATCACACACTGGATCTGAGCTCCGACACAGCCACTGCAAGAAATATTGCAGAAACCGACCTCAATGATCTGGCTACCCTGGCTTGCGGCGATCACAAAGACCAGTTCAGCCTGGCAATCATGCATTCAAACGTAGCTAAGACCCTGGAGAACAAACAGCTCCTGGAGTACTGGAAATATACAGATGCAAATGGAATCCAGCGTCCTATGAACATTGCATCTGCGAATGGGTACACCGTAATCATTGATGATGGCGTACCGTGCACCACTGTAGGCGGAGCCGGTGACAATAAGGCACTGAAAAAGTACACCACCTACCTGTTTGGTCAGGGCGTGATCCGTACCGCGAAAGGTCGTTTGGATGTTCCGGTGGAAATCAACCGTGATGCGAAAAAGAACGGCGGACAGGATGAACTTATCACTAGAATGAGAGAGACTATCCATCCGAATGGATTCAGCTTTTCAATTCCGAAAACTGGTTGGACAGAATCCCCGACCGATGAGCAGCTCTTTGCGACTGCGAACTGGGGAATCAAATTCGACCCGAAGGCAATCCCGATGGCACGCCTGATTACCAACGGCTGATAAAGGATGTGGTCTGAATGACAGAACTCGAAAAACTCAAAAAGCTGACCGGTGAAAAGGACGATGAACTCCTGCAGATCCTGATGGAGGACGCCACCGCCTGGGTGCTGGCTTATACCAACCGAACCCGGCTGGTGTCCGGTCTGGACAAAACCGTCCGGGATCTTGCAGTGATCGCACTAAACCGGATTGGAACCGAAGGGGAATCCGCCAGGACAGGATCCGGAGAAAGCTATACTTTCGATGATGCTCCACGGCAGATTTACGATGTTCTGAACCGATACCGACTGGCCCGTGTGGGAGGTGTGGTACATGAGACTCAGACGGAGTAGACTGGCAGAATATAAGCACTGCCGCATGGAGCAGAAAAAAGATAAGGAAGGTGGAACATACACGGAGTATGGTCTGCCTTCTTCTTTTTATGCGGAAATGTGGGCCGCCGGCGGAAAACTGCAGTCTGAAATGTACGGATCCCGCCTGCCGAATATCCGGAATCTTCGCCTTGAAGGAACATACCGGGAAGTATCAGAGAAAGCCGGGAAAGTGTCCTATGAGGTCGTGGACGGTCCGACGATCACCATCAATGATGGAATCTGCATCAACGGGGATGAGCCGGATTACAAGGTGGTTGCGATCTACCCATACCGATTTCTGACACTGGAGGTGGAGAAGATATGATTCTTGGTGAAAAGAAGCTTCTGGACGCCCTGGGAGAACTGAGTGCAACAGACCTTCACGGCGCTGTCTCAAAAGGTATTAAAACTGTACAAGAGGAAGCAAAAGCGGGATGCCCAACCAATCATGGTGAACTCCGGGAAAGCATTTACACCGGCATAGAAAATTCAGAAGGAACTGTTCGGGGAATCTGCTATACGAACAAAAGCTATGCGGCGTATGTGGAATTTGGCACTGGGCCGGTTGGCCAGGAAAATCATGAAGGGACCGCACCGGATACGGATTATGCTTATGGGCAGACAGGCTGGCTGATTCCTCAGTATGCTATGAGCCAGAAAGAAGCTGAGAAGTATGGTTTCAAGATTATAAGGAATAAAAAAGGTGAGATCATTGGATATGCAACCAATGGCCAGGCAGCACAGCCGTACATGTACCCGGCGTTAAAGAACAACGAGCAGGAGATAGAACGAATCTTTGAAGAGGCGGTGAAAAAGAAGATATGAAAAATGTGAAAGACCAGGTCTATGCGGCACTGGCGGAAGTATTCGAGAACGTCACGGACCAGTACCCCGATGACTGGGCTACGCTTCCGGCGGTGGAATATATCGAGGAAGATAACAAGGTCTATGAGAGAACCGATCAGGAGGAAAAGGCGTACGTCCGGTACCGGGTAGATATATGGGACGACCATTCCACGTCTGAATCCGCCTTAAAGGTTGATGAAGCACTTGCAGGCCTTGGATTGGTGCGGATCCTGTGCCAGGACGCCCCGGAGCCTGGAAACAAATACAAACACAAAGTAATGAGATATGAGGCCATCATCGACGTATTTACGGATGATGTATACTGGCCGAATTGATGAAAGGAGCAATGAACATGTTAGCGAATGGCGCAAAACTGGGTTATAAAGCAAAAAATGAAACTGCTACATACACCGACCTTCCGGGTCTGAAAGAGATTCCGGATTGGGGCAGTGATCCGGAGAAGGTAGATAACACCTGTCTCACAGACGCATACAAACAGTATGAAATGGGTATCGGCGAACTGGGAGATGTGAAGTATAAGTTCAAATACGACAATTCAAAGGCCGACACTCCGTATCGCACTCTGAAAGCCCTGTCCGACAGCAAGGAAGTAGGATTTTTTGAGGAGACACTGAAAGACGGCACAAAGACCGATTTTTCAGCACAGGTATCTGTCAAGAGAACTGGCGGCGGCGTGAATGGAGTTATTGAGTTTGAAGTGACGATGATCCTTCAGGGAGCTCCTACCGTAACTGATCCGGCAGCCTGAGGAGGGATAATACATGCAGAAAAAGAATATGACCATGGGTCTCGATGAAGCAGTCGAGACCCCCGAGAAAGAAAATGATTCCAAAGTTACCACGCTGGAGGAAGCAAAAAAGAAAAGAAAACCTTTCCACATCTGGGAGGTTTCCGGCGTAGAGCACAAGATGAAGCTCAACACCGGTATGATTGCCAAACTGGAGAACAAGTATGGAACGAATGTCATGAATCTGGTTATGACCGATGAAATCCCGCCGCTGTCCGTGATGCTGACTGTAGCGCAGGCAGCCATCGCACCTTGGGAGCACGGATGCAACACTGAGAAGGTATCGCAGATCTATGAATCCTGGCTGGAAGAAGGTGGCAGCCAGTCCCGCATGCTCCAGGATGTCATTCTGCCCACTCTGCTGGTATCTGGTTTTTTTACGGAGAAAGAAGCAGAGAAAGTGGAGAAGCAGCTGATCGAGAGCGACAGCCTGTCCTGACACCTCTCGAACAGATCTGGGACTTATATCCCCGGGCACTTGACTGTGAGATAACGGTCGAGCGTTTCTGGGGGCTGTCCCTGGCGGAAATATGCGACGAGATGGAGAGCTTCTACCGGCGGCAGGAAAAGCAGCTGAAAGAGAAGCTCTCTATTGCTTTCGTGCTGGCTCAGAGCATAGCGGAGCGGGTTGGAATGTATCTCAACAAGGACAATAAGGCCCGGGCGCCGTGGGACTTCTATCCGGGGCTTTTCACGGAGGAAAAAGCCGCATATGAAAAGGCTACGGAGGAGGCTGAAATGGAAGAACGGCGGGAGAAGATCAGAGCCTATGCGGCAGAGTGGAAACGTCAGCACGGGCAGGAATAGAAAAAGAAAGGAGGTGGGACAGTGAGCGAAACATTACACAAATTGCAGGTGGTCATTGAAGGAAATTCTTCTAAACTCACTCAGGCAACGCGAGAAGCCATGCAGGAAACCAGACGAATGACCAGCGGGATCAATGCAGAGCTGAAAAAGATTTCCAGTCCATTTGCTGGCATGAAGAGCAATCCTGCACGGGAGATTACCCGCGGCATCCGGGATATGATGAAACAGATGCAAGTTGCCGCAGGAATGAAGGTATATACCGACGATTATAAAAAAGTCTGCAAGGATATTTCCGATACAGAAAAAGAACTGGATAAACTCCAGGGCAAAATGGCCGGTATGGAAGGAAAAGAATTTGTTCCGACGCAGGAATTTAAGGATTTGGAAAAGAATATCCAGAAAAGCTCATCTGCACTGGAAAAATTGAACAGTCAGAAAGTGAAGATGGAGCAGGCTGGGAAAGATACCGTTCCTACAGAGGATTATACAGCCGTCACAAACCAAATGACTGAGGCACAGAACAGACTTTCTGCTTTAAAAACTCAGGCAGAAAAATTTGGTGGTATTGAAATCAATGATTATGATGATTATGCAGGAACAAAGGCACTGATGGCTGATATCAGAGAGACCGAGAAAGAGATTTTTTACCTCAAAGGTGAGCTCAAGAATCTGCAGGACACCGGCGGAGCATCCAGGCAGACGGATGCTTATCGGGATTTGACTGGGGAAATTACCAGAACGGAGAAAAAACTCCAGGAGTACAAAGATTTGCGTTCTTCGATGCTACTGGACGGCTCTAACCTAGAGGAATCCGAAGCATTCCGGAAGAATGAGCTGGCAATCCAGGACGCTACGAAGCGACTGAGAGAATATAATGCCGAAAAAGTCAGCATGGAAAAGTCTGGAAGTGATGTAAAACTGTCTGGACAGTGGAAAAATGCTGCAACAGGGATTCTGTCAAAGTCCTTTGCCGGCATGAAATCTACCCTGGGACAGGTCACAGCCGGAATCAAAACTGCCGGCGGAGCGTTCGCATCACTGATTCATCGATTCAGAAACGGAATTCCGGTATTTAGTCGGGTAAAAAATGCAGCAGGCGGTCTTGGTGGAGCCTTTAAAACGCTTGGAATAACAGCTAAATTTATGCTGGCTTCATTCCTTATCAGTAACTCCGTGAGAGGCGCTGCAGATGGATTCAAGAACCTTGCGAAATACTCAAGTAGTACCAACGCCGAACTGTCATCGTTGATGAACAGTCTGAATCTGTTGAAAAACAGCCTGGCATCTGCGTTTTCGCCAGTACTCAGTGCTATCGCACCTGCGCTGGAAACTCTTATCAACTACTGCGTGAATGCGATCAATGCCATTGGTCAGTTGTTTGCGGCACTGACCGGACAGGGGACGTACTATAAGGCAGTGAAGGGCAATCAGGACTTTGCGGCAGGACTGAGTAAATCAGCTGACAAGGCTAATAATTCCGCAAAAGCACTGAAAAATACCCTAATGGGCTTCGATGAGATCAACAAGCTGGACGATGATTCCGGATCCGGCGGCTCTGGTGGAAGTGGCGGCGGTGGTTCAGCCGGCTCTTTTGATATGGTTCCGGTAGAAAATGCCTACGCCGATTTCGCAAAGCGGATCAAGGATGCCTGGGCGAAGGCAGACTTCACGGAGCTTGGTGGCATCTTCGGAACAAAGATCCGGGATGCACTGAACAGTATTCCCTGGGACGAGATCAAAGAAACAGCTCAGAAGGTTGGAAAATCCCTTGCAACGTTCATCAATGGGGCAGTGGAAGTCTCTGGGCTTGCGGATGCCGTGGGAAATACGGTAGCACAGGCGTTGAACACCGGCGTTCTGGGGGCAGATTCCTTCATGAAAAACTTGCACTGGGACAGTGTCGGACAGTTCGTAGCGGACTCAATGAACAGCTTCGTGAAGAAAGCGGACTGGAAGGGCATCGGAACGGCGGTCAAGGATGGAATCAACGGTGTTATCACGGCGAAAGCCACATGGGCCGGAGCCTTTGACTTCAAGGCGGCCGGAGAAGCAGTAAAAACAGCTGTCAAAAATGCGCTGACGGGCATTAAGTGGACTCAGGCCAACACCGGAGCGGCCAGTCTCGGAAAGGGTATTGCTACGGCCCTGAACAGCATCATGACGACAGATACCTTTTCTCTGATCGGAAAGTCTGCGGCAGGAGCCGTAAACACTGTGATTTCCGGGGCGTATGCGTTTATCGGGACGATCAACTTCAAAGGTTGGGGAAAGAGTATTGCGACCGGAATAAACAGTTATTTTGAAAATGTGAACTGGACCAAAGCAGGACTTTCTTTTTCAAAAGCAGTCAACGGTATTCTGGACACATTGTTGGAAGCTTTAAGTGGCACAAACTGGCAGAAAGTTGGTCAAAGTATCGGAGATTTTATCGCCAATATCAACTGGGGCAGCGCCCTAAACAAAATTGGCCAGATTGTATGGGAAGTTATCAAGGGTGCTATCACAGCGGCAATAGAGGCGGCAAAGAAAGACCCGAAAATAGTAGTTGATCTGTCAGCATTGCTGGTGTTTAAATTTGTTAGTGATGCGATTTTTAGCACAATAGCTTCTACTATTGTCAAAAAAGTCGGGGAAGGAATAGCTGCAAGTGCAGCAGCCTTGACAGGATTGGCCGAAACTGTAATGACACCGCTCGGGATTATCATTGGCGGAGGCGCCCTTGCTGCGTTTAATGTGTGGGCAAAAGAGCAGATGGGAACAGATGAAGCACTCATTGAAGGTGTCCAAAACTTTTTCACTTCGCTCGGAAAAGGTTTTGAATCCTTCGCACAGAGCAGCAAAGTACAGTCATTTGTCACATCAGCAAATAGTGCTATTAAAAAAGCACTTAACTTTTTAGGCATTGATATTCCGATTAACGCACAGGACAAAACGGAAGAAGGCGTGAACAGCGCCAACACCAAGCTTTCCACCATAAACGATCAGGAAACGGCAGAGATTGAAGCAAATGACAATACTGAGCCTGGAGTTACGAGTGCAAAGAAAGGCTTGTCTGAGATTCCAAAGGAAAAAGAGGTTACTCTGAAATTGAACAAGGGCGACTTCGGCGGTGGAGGAAGAGATTTCAGCATTGGAGTAGAGGCAAAAGTGACTACTCCAGCGTCCACTCTGCGGCAGAGCATTCTCGATGGATGGAACAGCCTTGGAACCACAACCGTAGGACTTGGAACCAGCTTACTCAATGGATCTACTTCAAAATTTAAAAATAGCGTTCAAAATAACTGGAATACAAGCGGTGGTACATCAGTAAGCGTCGGAACACGTTTAAAAGATGGATCCAGTGGAGACCTACGAGACAGTGTAGCAAACGGATGGAAAGGTTTGAAAGATCCACCAGTTCTCAGTGTTGGAGCACGCTTAAAAGGCGGGACCTCAGGAGACCTACGAGACAGTGTAGCAAACGGATGGAAAAGTTTGAAAAAGCCGCCAGTTCTCAGTGTTGGGACACGTTTAAAGTACGGTTCTACAGATGCACTGAAAAAAAGCGTTCTGAACAACTGGAGCGTTCCGAAAGTCGGTGTCGGAATTGATGTTTCCACTTCTGGTCAAACGCTATGGGACAAGACGAAAAGTTTGTGGGATAACTATACGGCAAATAAGAGCCTTTATGCAAAAGTTAATCCTACAGTGGCGAACTGGTCATTTAACCAAAATGCTTCGGGTGGTCTCTACACTTCCGGCCAGTGGCGTCCAATCACCGCAGCAGCATCCGGCGGAGCCTTTTCTACCGGTCAGATGTTCATAGCCCGAGAGGCAGGACCGGAACTGGTGGGAAGCATCGGCAGAAGTACGGCGGTAATGAATAACACTCAGATTGTCTCATCTGTGGCGGCCGGCGTTTATTCCGCTGTGGTATCAGCGTTCAGTCAGTATGCGGCGCAGAACAGCCAGAGTGGCACGGCAAACA